CAATACAGTCTCATACTGTTTGCTATAAGTTTGTCGTGTGTTCTTCACATACGAAATAGGATTGTCAATCATACTTGTACCCCATAAAAATAATGTCGTTCTTTGTCATTTTGTATCGTGCGATATGCTTCTTGCGATGCTCTTCACACTGGAAGTAGCAACTACGCTTCTCACCTCTTTCATTATGAATTAGTTTCCAAGGGAACATATCATAAGGATATTCTACCTCAAGTTCGGCAGGAGTATATGCAACAACCTTAGGTTTGGGTTTTGCTTTTGTCCTGGGTTTGGGTTTGGTGGTAGTTTTTGCCTTAGGTTTTGGTGCTGGTTTAGGTTTAGTTGTAGTCTTTGCTTTGGGTTTAGTTACTGGTTTTGGTTTAGCTGCTCTGGGCATTTTGAGATCACACTAGAAACGGCAAGGATTTTCAGTTCGTGGTGTTTTGATTCACCAATAACCTTTCGCACGTTCTCACTACCATAAGTATCATTAGCCATACTAAAGGCAATAAGACCTGCTTTGAGATAGTCTTTCTCCTTCTCCATAATAGCACAGAAGTCTACTGATATGCTATTGAGAAGTGATGCGAGTGTAAGTTCTAACATCAATCAATTGTAGCGTTTGGGATCATCATTTGTGCAGCAACTTCTTGGTGCTTCAGGTGCAACTTGATATAACACCTACACATATTTTTTAGTTCATCGATATCGTTGCAGGATTCGATTTCGCGTGAAAGTTTTTCGTATTGAAACATTCTTGACGTGCTATCAAGCACTATATCTGAGGGATCCATGTTGTTCTCCTTTTCTAGTGGTATAGTATTTACCTCTTTTTGTTGTAATTGGAAACAAACAGAGTTGAACCATCCCATCTTATGGAGTATTTTGACTTTTGTATGTTGACGGTGAACATTTATGTCTTCTATCACATATTCTTGACCGACAACAAGGTAGGAACGTGGATCATCATTGTTACCCCAGTTGATTTGCATCTGAGAACAACCAAGGTAGATTACAGTATCACCAGATTTCATTGTGGATTACAAATAATAAAGTCGGCATAGTTACCATAAGTATCCTGTGCTTGCTTACAGAAATACTGTGGCGGAGGTTCTGGTATCTTAGATAAAGTTATCAGAGCAATGATAACTTGAAAGAATGGGAGAATGAATACTATTTTATCTCTCACTGAAGTGCTTTCTCTAGTTCATTGATACGCATAAAGTCGGCATATGCTTTATCAGAACGCTCTGATAGGATGCTGAGCAAGTCCTCGCGGATAGTATCAGTATCCACATAATCATCGAAATACTTATCCAGTGCTTCTTTCAGGTAGCGTCTCCTGTGCCACTCTGGTGAGTAAGGTCGATAGTTCATTGTGATTGTGTATTTGCTTGGTATCCTAGCACCCCTTATCTTCATTGTCAAGCTCCGCTAAGTAATCAATCCACCACTGAGGATCCTTGTTTCTCCTCCAATTAGGAACTTCCATTCCCTTCTCAAAATAATATTTAAACAGTGCTTCATCTATAATCTGTTTTACTTCCATATTCCTCGTCCTCTTCATCAACGTCTCCATACGGGTTTGCCAAATAGGGTCCATGTGGTTTTCTTGATTCTTCTCTGACATGTTTTGTCTCCTCACCTATAGCAGAAAACCACAGTGCCAGTTTCATTACCAACCAGATGACTGCGAGTGGTAAGAAACAGAGTGATAGAATTAGTGCTTGTTTCATTCATCGACTTCCAAACATTTCTCAAAACGGTCTCTCAACTCATTTAGTTTGACTTGTTTCTGGAATTCTAAAATGTGATCGTTTAGTTTCTTCTCCTGTTCTGTAAGATCCATACGGTACTTCATCTTAATATCTATGAGACGCACCATATCCATATAATGATCGGTGCCCTTATTGATGAAGTCTTCGTAGGTCATTTGTTTATGATGGTATGATACTCATCAAAACTGAACTCACTGGGTATAAGTTGCTTAGACATCTTATCCCTTAGATTATTGATTGCCTTTTCGTCGTATTTTTGGAAGGAACCGACCTTCTCTACCTTCTTGTAGTAGTGAAGGGCATTTAATATCAAAGTATAATCGTCCAGCGTCAGTTCGAAGTTCATATGATACCTTCGGCACATAGGTAGTGTAAGGTCTCCTTCATACTCCCTATATGTTGTGCTCCATATGCGACCTGGGGGTAGGTTGCCTCTTCACCAAACTCTTTGTAAAATGCCTGTTCGTCGAAGTGCTCACCCAGTTTGTACTCATGAAACTCACCGCCCAGTGCTTTCAGGAGCATACCAATACGCTCACACTCTTGACTTCCGTTCGAATAAATTACTGCTGTTTCGGTCATAAAATTAGTCCCTCTGACGCCAATCATCTGGTTTGTCCTGGTTAAACCAGTCTACAATCTCATCAGCACTACCAAATCCAGTGCGATGATTTGATGGGTCTGGATCACCCAAACCCATCTTATTCATAAAATCATCTAAACTACCTTCCTGCATATCGGGATTAGCAGCACGGTGTCTTGCCTTCTTAAGCATTTCTCTGGCGGAAGTATTTGCCTTAGACAGTTTCTCTGCCCATATCATTTCTTCCAACCCAACAGCCTCACCTGAAACAATTTTATTGCAGATTGCTTCAAGACGAAGACGATACTGAGTAGATAGCATATCAGTCCTTAGTCTTTTCTATATGATTATTTATTTTTGCCGTCAACTCCCGTGCTAATTTGAGGGAACGACGATATACTAAGTATTTTACCACAGGATTGCGTGGATCATTTGTAACTAACCATACTCTTCCTCTGATATAGTTTGTTATGATACCAATTACATAATAAAAAGCAGCAGCAACACTCTCATCTGTGACGATGAAATATGCTGCTACTGCAAAGAGTAGAAAAAATATGTACTGGGGTTCCATTAGTTGAACTCCTGATTTCTCCTCTCATCCAAATATCGGATGATTTCTTCTCTCCACTCCATCAGTTCATGATAACACATTGCTTCATGGGCGTTTTGACGCAACTCATGGTCAGGTTTCAATACACTTTCATAAAAAATGTAGAAGGCGTCCTTTCGTTTTTGTTGCTTTTCGTCCATAATTGTCTCCTGTTGTTACTATTTACCCTACTTTTTCTTAGATTTTTTGATTTCTTTGGAAATGTAGGATCTGGCAGCAGTATAGTTCCGTGACTCATGAACAACAGAACCATTATGAATGATGGCAAATGATTTGTGTCCTATAATAGGAACAGCAGCCCACATACCATCGTTAGTTACATACCCTTCTGGATCTCCTGCTTTGTCATCCAATACACCAGGACGCTCAATGAAAGGTTTCTGAAACTTACTCATCCAAAGATAGCAGTGACACTGACAACTTGTGCATTAGGATTGCGGGCAAGTGCTACCTGACGTGCTTCCTGGTAGTCACGGCAGATTACTTCTTCATAGAAGACACGACCAGCAACATAGAGTTGAACTTTGCACTTCATGATGGTTTCCTTTCGGTGTTGGTATTCTAGTAGACTGTGGATCAAAAGTCAAGGTAAGAGTCGATTGCCTTTTTGATCGATAAAGGGTTTCTGAAACTTAGTCATCAAGTGCTCCAAGAATGAGAATAAAGAAGAAGAATCCAAGCACAAGAAAAACAAGAAGTTGTGGCGACATGAATGGAATCCAAGAGAACAATCCCATAAACCATTGTGCAGCACCAACAATCCATTGCCAGGCACCAATAACAATCGCAGAAGCAAATTTCCATGCTTCCCACGCCAACCATCCAACAGTTCCTATGAATGCAAGACCTGCAAGTCCACCAAATCCCATTCCAGGAGAATAACCACCACTTCCCACTTCACGGAGGTTTTCTATTTGTTCTGCACCATAAATGCGCTCAAGTTGTGCTTTTGCTCCTTCAATAGTATTGGATTGAACTTGAAGATCTTGGTATCCATTCTCAGAACCCAACCAACACTTCGCTGTCCAAGTTGCCATGGTGGTCTTCCCTTGATTACCTTAGTATTATAGCAGAGTTGGGGTGGTGTGGGGGCAGAGTGTGCCAGTTTTAGCGGCGGACCACCGATACGGCAGGCATACCCTGATTGAACACGGTGTCTACGACCGCCTGAACGCTCTTGGCGGTGCTGATACCCACTTTATCATAGACGGGCACACAGACCAGTCCAAAGGTCTTCTGAGCGCCACCCAGACGGATCACACGCCCGATGGACTGGGAGATACCAATGTAGTCCATGTTACGCATGAACAAGACTGCTTCCAGACCGCTGACGTTGATACCCTCAGACAGAATAGAGTGGTGCAGAACCACGAACTTCTTGGTAGAATCCTTACCCCAAGCGTTGAGGGTGTCGAAGAAGGTCTCACGGTCAACTTTCTGCCCGTCGATGATAGCACCAGTCTTGCTGGTGATATACATGCAGGAATAACCACGCTCTGCCAGTTGTTGACGGAAGTCAGACTCACTCAGCAGTTTGATAATCTGCTTGGTAGAACGTGCGGCAATCAGAATCTTACCCAGATTGTTGTCGTCAATGGTGTCAAGCAGATTCTGGGAATCACGGTCAGCAATCATCTGCTTATCCTGAACCATATCCAGTTGCTTGACAACAACCTTGGGCGGCAGGATGTAACCTTCCTCAACCAACTTAGGAGCAGGAACGTTGCAGATTACCTTACCATAAACCTCAGGATCATTCATCCCAGGCTTGGAAACAGTGAGAGAATGCTTAGGAGTAGCAGTGAAGAAATAGCAGCGAGTAGCAGTAGAAGAGAAATGCTCCGTGGCAGGGAAGAAATTACGCTGGACAGAGTTATGCGCTTCATCGAAGTAAATGCAATCGACATTGATCTCTGCTTCCATCAGGCGAGGAAGAGAGTGATAGGTAGTGAAGATCAGTTGCTTACGATATGCTTGCTGACTCCAATTACGAATAATAGAAGGACGAGTGCTGCTGAAGTGATGAGTCTCACCACTGTGAACGTGCATGACTGCAACGTCAGTATGAAACTCAAGAAACTCAGCAGACAACTGCTCAGCAAGCAGAATA